ACCGAGCACGGATGCGGCGCCGTCGAAGTACGCGCTGATCGCGGTCTGCTGGGCTGCGGTGGCGTCGAAGTCGACGGCGAAGTAGATCGGCCGGGAGTCAGGCATGCCGCAGGCTGTGGCCTGAGCGGCAGATGCCTTGGCATCGGCGGCGCCCGCCGTCTTCCCGTCCAGGGCGCGCTTGGCGGTGGTCTCCCACACGACGACGCTGGCAATGCCCACAGCAGCCAGGGCCTCCGCCTCAGCCGCCGTGAGGCTCTTGGACGCGTCCGTGGACAGATACCGGCACACGAAGGCCTTCCCTGCCCCCTTCAGCGATGCGGGGCTCGGGTGCGACCAGGCGTAGTCGACGCCGGGGATGCTGGTCAACGGATGCTCCTTAGGTCTGATCGAGCAGGTCGGAGCCGACGATGATGCGGATCACGGCCTGCATCTGCCGAGTCAGAGCCGGGACTTGCGCAATGTGGTCGGCGGTGACTGCGGTCCCAGCGGTCACCTTGGCGAGGTAGGCCGCATTGTTGGTGAACGCGGCACGGGCCGCCGCGAGCAGCGCCGCCCGGTTCGCCTGCCGGGCGCTGTCGGTCGCAGCTCCGGCCAGCCACGCGATCTCGGTATCGGTGAACGGCCTCTGCTCGACAACCGCCCCGTACAGGTAGCGGGTGTAGATGCCGGCGTCGGTGTCCCACTGCTGCGTGCTGATCGCGTCTCCCGCGGTGATGACCGGCACGTCAGGCCTTGTAGGTGATGACGATGACGACGCCGTCGCCGCCCGCCGCGCCGGCAACGGCCGACTGGCTAGGACCGTTGGATGACCCGGACGCACCGCCCCCATACGCCAGGCCAGCCAAGCCAGCCGCAGAACTGACCGATGTACCGGCGGAACGTCGGACTGGCGCCATGTACGACTGGCCGCCGTGGTTGTACTTCACCGGATAGCCGGAGAGCGTCTGGGCGTTGTTGCCGTCACCGCCATGGAACCGGAAGCTGCCGCCCGTGCCGCCCGTGCCGCCGTTGGTGCCGCCCAGGCTGTTGCTGGCTCCCGACGAGGCTGTGGAGCCGCCGCTGCCGGTCCCGCCGAGCGCTGTGATCAGCGACCCGAACGAGCTGGTGCCGCCGTCGCCGCCAGTGGTGGACCCGGTGCCGCCTGCGGTGCCGCCCGCGCCGACAGTGATGGCGACACTGGAGCCCGCGCCGGCTGCGGTGAACCAGCCCTGCGCGTATTCCCCGCCGCCGGCGCCGGGGGAGGCTGCGCCCTGCCCGGCGCTGGTAGCCGGGCTCCCGCCGGCCCCGCCACCCCCGGCCTGCACCTGCACGAACACCAGCAGTGCGCCCGCCGGGGCCGTCCAGGTGCCCGACGCCGTGAACGTCTGCACATCGATACCGCCGATGATCAAACCGTCGGCGCCGGTCGCCAGGGTCTGGATGTGCTCCCACAACCTCGTATGATCCGTCGACTCGGGGTAGGTCAGGCCCTTGCTGGTCTGCTGCGTCATCCGCGTCTCCAGTTGATAACCAGCACCCAGGCCGCAGACCAGGAGGCGCGTCCGGCGAGCTGAATGTAGGGGTCGTCCGAGCTGATGTTGATGGCGATGCCGCCGCGGGTGCCACCGACCATGGCCTGCGCCCACGAGTTCGGGATCGCGAAAGCGTTCACGGTGTCGCCCACGGCGAGGCTCGGGCCGCTGGTGGACTCGTTGAGGGTCGGGGCCCCGCTGGGTCGTGTGGACTGCGAGAGCAGGCGCAGCGTTGGTGTGCGGCCCGAGTACACCCCGGCTCCCTTAAGGCGGCGCAGGTGGATCGTGGCCTTCGTGACGGTCGCGCCGCTGATGGTGCGGGGCTTGCTGCCATAGAACGCGCAGCCCGTGTTCCGTCCGAAGGAGCTGCCGGAGTAGCGGCCCTGGAAAAGGTCCGCGTAGTCGGTGCGGCCGATGTCGGAGCGCCAGCTGCCGTCGCGGTAGGTCGCCGTGCTCACCGGCGAGCAGGTGAGGGTGCCGGTGGTCACCGTGGGCTTCGGGGTTGGCGCCTTGTCTCCGGATGAGGGCGTGGTGTCGGGCGGCGGCGCGGCCACGGGCGGTACGACGGGGGCGGCGGCTACGACGTCCTGCACGAAGTACCGGGAGCCCATGCGCAGCACCATCAGGACGTCGTTGACGTTGATCGTGACCGAGCCGAGGACGCGGGCGGCGACCTGGATCCCGTACACGTCGATCACGCACGAGTTGGACGAGACTGTGGATGCCGCGCGGGCGATGAGGTGGCCCTGCCCGGCCAGTGATACGCGGGTGTCGGCGAAATCGGGCATCAGCTGATCACTCGCAGCGTGAGGGCCATCTCGCCCGGGGTGTACGGGAGAGACAGGCTCTCGATGGCGCAGCGGGCCGCGGTGAGTCCGGCCCCGGTGACCGTGATGATGTCGCCTGTCACCAGGCCGGGATGGGGCACCATGGTCACGCTCAGCTTCCTTGAGGCCGACCTGCGTAGCGTCATCAGGCGGGTCGCTGCCGCCGTCCGGCACTGCGCGATCGTGGTGAGCAGCGTGCTGCTGAATGTGGAGGGCACCGGCAGCGGCGAGAACGGGCCGCCGAACAGGAACGGCGAGTTCGAGTCCGTGTCGTAGGCGACGCCCTGGATCTGTGTACCGAAGGCGTCCTCCCCTTGGGCGACCACGCAGTTGAAGGCGCCGTCCCGGGATGCGGCGCCTTGCCAGCGCACCACGGTGCCGCCGGTGCCGTCCGTGATGGACAGCACCGAGGCGCCGGTGTCGCTGACGGGTTCCACGAGCAGGAGTCCGTCCTCGGTGACCCGGGCGGCCGCCGGCCACGCGTCCATGACTTCGTTGAGGGCGCCCAGCCGGTCGTCGTCCCACTGCATGCTGGTGGGTACGGACCGGTCGGTGAGGGTGCCGTCGAAGGTGACGGTCAGCGCGGGCTCCACCAGGCTCTGGATGGTGGAGGTGAGAGTTCCGCTGGGCTGGTAGGGCGCGACGAACTTTGCTTCGTCGACGATGGCCAGCAGTCCTTGCGCGGTGACGCTGACGGTGTCGCCGTCGGTGGTTGACTCGGTGATGAGGAACCAGCCGCGGGCGATCCATTCGAAGTCGCCGCCGATGTCGACGCCGTAGCTGATGCGCAGTTGCTGGCCGTATGCGGCGAGCGGATGGTCCACGTCGATCGGATCCCACGACATGCCGGTCGCCGCGTCGTAGCGGGGCACGGTGAGGCTGACGCTCTCCGGCACGTTGAGGCTGCGGTCCCGGGATTCCGAGCCGTCTGCCACGGGCACGTCGTCGGCCAGCAGGACCCCGTTCAGCCACGACTCGACGCGGACATCCATGGTGAAGCTGCGCTGGACGACGGCGAGGGCGTCATCGGACATGGTGAGCATCAGAAGCTCCGCTGGGCGAGGATCAGCAGCGTGGCGTTCGCGTTCGCGATGTCCTGGAGCTGCGTGTAGTTGTTCGCGATGTCCTGGAGCGTGAAGCCCGCCGCCTCCAGTGAGTCGGCCCAGCCCTCGACTTCGACGGACTCCAGCGTCCACCAGCGGTAGCCGTCGTACCAGGTGGGGGATTCGGTGTCGGAGACGATCGCGTAGTGCCCGTCGAGCCTGTCCAGGGTGCTCTGTTTGCGGATCATCACGACGCCGTCAGTGGCGCCGTTGAGGACGGCCTGCAGGTTGTCGCCGTCGGCGTCGGATTCGGTCCGTACCGTGATGGTGGACTGGGCCTTCGAGCGGGGCCGGCCGACTACGAGGTTCCGGCCGCCGACGTTGAAGATCGTTGCGTCGCGGTCGCGCTTCTTGTCGAGCGGTGCCTCGATCTTCACGCTGGCACCCAAGGCCTGGATGGCGTCGCTGATGACGTCGGCTGTCACTGTGGACGTGATCGAGCCAGAGGTGACGGTCCAGGTGTCGCCGTTGACGTCGGTGAGGTCTGCGGCGTAGGAGGTGGCGACCCCGAAGGGCTGTTCGGCGTCGACCCGCAGCAGGGCGTCGGCGCCGGTGACAGAGACGGCCGTGGCGGCGCGCACCGCTGTGCGGGCTGTTCCGTATACGCGATAGATGCTGGCCGTGGTGATGTTCTCGGCGAGCATCCCGGTCACCGAGCACAGCACACGCGGCGGGGACACCGCCTGCGCGGTCGCCGTCAGGGCCGCCGACGCCTCCCGGATCCGCAAGACCGAAGCGACACCGATTGCCGCGGCGCTGAGCGTCGCCGTCACCGTCGGGGCCTGCGTGCCCGTCCCGGCGGTGACGGTGGCCGTGGCCGAGGCCATGCCCTCGTGGTTGCCGATCGAGGTGATCTGATCGTCGGACTGTTCGGTGACCGTGCCGAAGGTGATTCCGGTGGCGGTGATGGCCTCCGCGCTGAACGTGCTACCGGATCCGGCAATGCCGTATCCGATGAGCGCGAAGTCGCCAGTCGTCCAGGTCACCGCAGTCGAGCAGGCCGCGGAGAATCCGGTGCCCGACGTCTGGTCGTCACCGAACGTGTCGCCCCACCGCCAGCCGGTGCCGGCGGATCGTGACAGGACGTGGATCCGGCCGGCGATGACCGATCCGGTGCCGGTGGGGATGACCGTCGTCGGCGTTGCGTCGGAGCCGAGCAGGACGCGGGCGAACCAGGTGATGCGGCGGGGGCCGGTGCCGGATCCGAAGGTGCCGCCGCCGCCCGAGAACGAGTCGACGGCCGTCCACCCGGAAGGCGTGGACGGGACCGAGTCCGTGGGGCTGCCCGAGGCGACCTGGAGCACCGCCAGGCGGCCGACGGTGGCGCCGGCCGGGTAGGCGGGGGTGATGGTCGTCGCGTTCTGCGACAGGGCGCCGGCTGCGATGTAGGAGATCGTCACCTGCGGCCCACCTTTGCCCGGAAGGCGGATTCGGCCTGCGCCGCCTTGATCTTCGGTTTCACCCGGACGTCGATGAGGTCGCTCAGCCGCTCGTCGTTGAAGTGGACGTGGACCTCGGTGCCGCCGCCCGCTTGGAGTGCGTCCACCAACCGCTGGAAGGCGGCCCGGTCCTCGCCGGACAGCGGTTGCTGGCCGGACGTCGCCTTCATGCTGAACCGCGGTGTCGCGGGAACCGCGGACATGGCGTCAGCGGAGCGCTGTGCGGCGGCGACGATGTGCGGGAGATGTGCGTCCATGCCGCCGACCAGGCCGGCGCCGAACATCTTGCCGACCTCGTCCCGGGCGACGACGGACGGAGACTTGATTTTCAGCGCCTTCTTGATCGCCTTGATCATGCCCTTGGCGAGCCTGTCCATCTCCTTCTGGATGTCCTTCTCCTGGCTGAGCAGGCCGGTCAGGAAGCCCTTCGACGCGTTCTTGCCGCTGTCGTACAGGGCGTCGGCCATGGTGTTGCCGAAGGACTTCGCGAGCTTGTTGCCCGAGGCCGAGAGCTTGTTCAGCTTGGAGATGTCGCCGGTGGTGACGCTGGACAGGGCGGCCGCCAGCTGGCTGCCGGGACCGGCGTCCGCGAGCTGGCCGAGCAGGTCCTTGGACAGGCCCCGCGCCTGCAGCGACTTGACCTCCGCGGCGAACTTGGTCGCGGTGCCCTGACTGCCCTGCATCTGGGCGATCAGGTCGGTGACGTTGGTTGTCGTGGTGCCGGAGACGCCGAGGTAGTCCTTCATCGACGTCGTCTGATCGCTCGCGTACTGCTTGGCGGCGGCGATCTGCTGCTGGACGGTGTCGCGTTTGGCGGCGAGCTTCTCCAGTTTGTCGCCGGTCTTCAACACGGACTTGGCGAGCTTGTCGTAGCCGGCGTTCAGCAGTTTCGTGGTGAGGCTCTTGACCGCCGATGCGATCGCCGACGACGTCCCCGTCGACAGGGTCTTCACCAGGCCGGTAGCGATCGTGTTGGCGACCGATGTCCGAGCGGAGCGCTTCGCGTTCTTCAGAGAGATCTCGGCAGCCTGGAGCGCCTTCTCCGCAGCCTTGAGCTGCTTCTCCGCCGCCGCAACGCCCTTGTGGCGCCGCTTGGCGCGCGCCACGTTGTCCTTGGCGTCCTCAACGAGCCCGCGGTCACGCCGTACCCGGTCCGCGGCGTTGAGGATAGTGCCCGACGCATAGCCGGGCAGCTTGATGCCGTTCGCCTTGGCGATCTTCATCGAGTCGCCGTGGCTGCGGACCGTCTCGCCGCCACGGAAGTTGACGAGCTCCGGGCCCTTCTCGCCGACCCACGCCCAGCCCGGGGCCGCGCCGCCGGTGCCCTTGGCGTACCAGTGCGGGGAGCGGGACAGCCACGCGCTGTACGCCGCGCCCGGGGACCCGTACCGGGACTTGATGTAGTCCAGGCCCCACTTGATCTGGGTGGCCGGGTTGGTCTGCCAGTCCGCGCCGGCCGAGGCCATCTTCTTTGCCGGGAGGGCCTGCGGGATGCCGAACGCGCCGGAGGACTTGTTGAGGGCCTTGGGGTTCCAGCCCGACTCGCCCATCCACAGCGCGCGCAGGGCGGCCCACTGGTCGGCGCTCCAGCCCTTGGCCTGCATCATCTGCTTGCCGAGGTTCATGATGGCCGTCGAGCCGCTGTAGCCCTTTCCGATCCCGATCCCGCCGAGCACGTCCGAGATCTTCGAACCGGCCTTGTAGACGAACGAGCCGACCGGGCCGAACCCGAACTTCAGGCCCTGGAGCAGGCCGTGCATCAGCGCGACACCAGCGGGGTGCAGCAGCCTGCGGTCCAGGCTGATCGGGCCCTTGTGGGCCTTGATCCAGGCCGCGATGCCGGACACCCACTTGGTGAGGTCCTTCCACGGCCCCTTCATGCCGGACCACAGGCCGGAGATGACGGCGTTGCCCGCGCCGGACAGCCAGCTGCGGGACTTGGTGAAGAAGCCGGTGATGGGGCTCTTCACGTGGGAGCGGAGCCAGCCGCCGATGCGGGCGGCGATGCCGAGGGCGCCGGCGAGGATTCCCCGGATGATGTCGGCGCCGAGCGGCATCATCACCTTCGCCGGAGAAGCGATCCCGAAGCTGTGCGTGATGGTGCCGACGACGGCGTCTTTGATCGACTCGCCGAGGCCGGTGAGCCAGTGCCACCCGCCGAGAATGCCGTGCCACAGGCCCGACACGATGTCCTTGCCGATGCCGTACATCCACGAGTTGGCGCCCCGGACGGCGTTGGCGAGGGTGCCGTTCTTGTGGTCGAAGAAGTGCGCGATGCCGCGGCCTGCCGTCGCCAGCCCACGGTCCATGGCACCCCCGACCGCGGACCAGAAGTCCCAGAACGCCACGGCGCCCGTGGCCAGCCCCCGGCCGATCTGCGCCAGGCCGTCGCCAAAGAAACTGATCGCGCCGCCGAGGTCGTGCCAGGCGCCCATCAGACGGCCGATCACATACGTCAGGCCAGTCACCGCAAGGATCGTCAGGCCGATCGGGCCGAGTGCGGCCACCCACGAGGACGCCATCGCGGTACGCAGCGCCCGGAAGGCCGCAGCGAGGTCCACGATCTTCTTCGTGATCGCGGTCGCCACCATCACATCGACGATCGACTTGAAGACCGGAGCAGGCGTGTGCGTGACGATGCCAGCGAACGCCAGAGCGATACCCCCGGCGGTCTTCGCCACGGGAGCCCACTCCTTCACCAGGCTGGACACGACGTCGTGCAGCGTCTTCCCGAACTTCTGGGCCTGCGACACCGGCCCCTCCAGGGACTGGCCCTGCGGAACGCCCAGCTTCGGCGTGGGAATGACCGCAGGGCCCTTCCCCGACAGTCCGGCGAAGAAGTCCTCGAACGTCTTGCCAGCCGTGGCGAAAGCGCCCTTGGGCAGCAGCTTGTTGACCAGGCCCTCGCCGAAGTGGACGACGGCAGGCAGCGCGGTCTTGCTCAGGTAGGACACGAAGCGGGTGACCGGCGGCAGGATCTTCGTGCCGATCTTCACGCTGAGCACTTCGAGGTTGCTGACCAGCAGCTTCCATTGGGCCTGCGCGGTCTTACGCTGCGCCACGACCGCCGCCGGGAACTTCCCGATGCTCTTGTTGATCTGGTCCTGCTTCTTCTTCAGGACATCCAGGTTGTTGACCAGCGCGAGGATCGTTGACGACGAGCGGCCGCCACCGAACGCCCGGGACAGCAGCTGGGACGCATCCACGGCCGACAGCCCGGACTTGTCGAGGTGGTCCTGGATGAGTTGGATAGCGCCGATCAGGCCGTTCGGCCCGCGCATCGCGGTCGCCAGGGTCTTGCCGGACAGTCCGATCTTCCCGAGCTGCTTCTCGGCCTTGCCCGAGGGCGCCGCCAGCAGCGAGATGGACATGCGCAGCCGGGTCGCCGCGTCGACCGCCGGCACGCCCTCGTCAGTGAGTGTCGCCAGCGCGGCGCCGACGCTCTTCATGCTCAGGCCGAACGTCTTGGCGGTCGGGAGGATGCCGGTCCCGATGGCCTCGGTGAAGTCAGCCATCCGCATGTTGCCTGCGCCGATGATGGCGTTGACCGTGGCCGCCGCCTCACCGAAGCTCGTCGCACCCTTGATACCCGTGCGCCACGCGCCCGCCAGGGCGTTGGTGGTCTCCTCGAGGTCGGCGCCGCCGACGGCCGCCAGGTCGCTCGCCTTGCGGAGCGCCTTCATCGCGTCGGTGTTGTCCATGCCCACCGACTTGAGGTGGTACAGCGAGTCCGCGAGCGCCTTCGGGCCCTGCTGCGCGGTACGGCCCATGTCGAGGACAGCCTTGGACAGCACCTGGACGTCCTTGGCGGTGCCGCCGGCCTGTGTGCTGATCTTCGTCATCGACGCCTGGAACTCGGAGGCCTGCTTCACCGACTCGACGGCGATGATCGCCGCACCGGCGGCCACGGCCTCCCCCGCGAGCTTCGCCGCGCGCGCGAGCTTCCCGAAGCCCCGGTCGAGGACGCCGGCGCGCCGCCCGATGTGGTCCATGGTGCGGGACGCGCGGTCCCGGGCGATCAGGTCATAGACGACGGCCTTACCCATGCGCCCCCCTCTCGGCGGTGTGCCGTTACGGCACGGCGGGCGTATGGGCTGGAAGCAGGCCGCAGATCAGTAGTCCGCTCGTTGTGCCTCTGCTTCTTCTTCTCGGTCTTCGGCCTCGATGCGGTAGAACGCCATCCACTCGGTCAGCTCACGCGAGGTGATGCGCCGGAGCATCTCCGCTACGGAGCAGTGGAAGACGTCTCGGGCGAGGATGAAGCAGAAGCGCCGGAAGCCGTCGGCGCTTCGGAGTTTCCCGCCAGCTCTTCCTCGTCGTCGCCGCCGATCCCCGACAGGGCTGCGGCGACGTCATAAAGCCGGTCGATGATCTTGCCGTTCTTCGTGCCGAGCGCGGGCGCATCCCGGTCGGTGAAGACCCGCTCACCGGCCTCGTCGATGATGCACTTCACCAGCAGCGACGCCCGCGCGTTGTCGGAGACCGGCACGATCTCCATGTGCTTGGTTCCGGCACCGCGGATCTGGCGGCGGGACGCCTCCCAGGCGTCGCGTTCCTCGCCGGTCAGGCCGCGCAGGAAGACGTCGCCGCCCCATTCGGGCACGACGACCTTTTCGATCTGCACGTCGACGACGGTCAGGATGGCGTCACGGGACAGGGACATGGGTGGTGCTCCTCATCGGGTGATGTCGCGGATGATGCCGTCGAGGACGTAGTTCACGGCCACACGGGACCGTGGACCGGCCGCCGGGGCCACGACCTTGTAGAAGTAGGGCTGTGCGGGCTGCTGGACCCACACCTCGCGGTTCCCGAAGACCGGGTGCCGCCAGCGCGGTTTGACGCCTTCCATGTAGGCCTGGACGGCCTTCGAGTGGTTGGGCATCTTGCGGCCGTCCACACGGATGGACACGCGGGCGTTGCGGCCGGTGGTCTTGACCTCCAGCCGCGTCGCCTTGGACAGGTCGCTGCGCAGGCCACCGACCCGGTACGGGGTCTTGGACGGGATCCTGCGGATCGATGACCGCACGATCGGGACCAGGGGCCGTGCCGACTTGCGCAGTTCCTTGCGCATCCGCTTGACGACCTCGCGGTTGTCCATGCGCCGCAACTCCCGCGACAGCCGGGACAGATCACGGCCGCGGCGCAGCTCCCAGTCCGGCTGCACTACGGCACCGTCAGGTTCTCGACCGGGATGGACGTGATCGTGAACTGAATCATGATCTGGCTGGGGTTCTCCACGTCGCGCTGCTTCGGCTGGCCGGCGACCCGGACCGGGAAGACGTCGTACTTCAGGCCCGCGGTGTCGCCCTCGGGGAAGATGCACACGAAGCCCACCGTGTCGCGCGGCAGCAGCGTGCGGACATCGTTGGACGTGGACGACAGGTACAGGGTGATCGAGCTGTCGTCGGCGGTGATCCGGCCCGGGATCTTGCCGGTGAACCGGGAGCCGAGGTCCGGGGTGTCGGCCTGGTCCGAGGTCGTCGCGAAGCCGGACACGGCCGCGATTTCCGCCGTCAGGTCGCTGCCCGCGTTGAGCTCGGAGCGGGTCGGGCTGTTCTTGTTCGCGATGGTGGAGACGAAGTAGTACCTCGTCGTGCCGGGCGGGATGTACCGGCTTGTCGGGGTGATCGGGGTGGCGACCATGGGTTACTCCTCGTCCTTCTTCTCGGTGGCCTTCGCGCGGGGCCGCGCAGGGGTGGGCTTGTCCTCGGACGCCTCGGCGGCGACCGGCGCGGGCGTCTCCTGGGCGTTCCCAGCAGCGGCCGCGAGAGCCTTGGCGGTGGCCTCGGCCGCTGCGTCTGCGCGGGCCTGAAGCTCTTCTTCGGGCACGGGAATCCAGCCGGCGTTCGCGTGATGGGGGACCGCGTCGGCGTCGACCTCGATCTCCTGCTCTTCTGGCAGCGTGGGATGCCGCATGATCACGGTCACGGGACCCTCACCACCGCGACGGTCACACCCGAGGTAACCGAGTAGCTGGTGATCGTCGCCCGGCCCGTCGACGGATCCGCATAGACCGGCAGCAGCGGAATCACCCCCACCCCGCTCGTGAGCGGCACAGCGAAGGTGCTGCTCGACGTGGTCAGGCGGCCGTCGACCAGGGCGGGGCAGGCGATGGTCACCGTGCAGTTCGCCGCGTTGGTGTTCTTGACGTAGAGGAACGTCCCCGGGCCGCAGACGGCTGTGTCGCCGTTGGTGGGAGCCACGAGCAGGGGCGCGATGTCCGCCCCGACGTTCGGGATGACGTTGGTGACGAGCGCGGTCATGCGCAGTACCCCTGTTCTGATTGACGGCTGTTCAGGTCGGACGGGACGATGCGGACCATGCAGGCAGCGATGCTCATTTCCCTCCTGGTCCTGGCGGTTGCTCTCGGCGTGGTCGTCCGGGCCGCGCGAATGCGGGCGCTCGCGACGGCGCCCTGCGTTGGCCTGCTGGGACTCCTCGGCATTGCCGCCGGAGCCGCGGCCCGGATGCCCTGGCTGGCGGTATTGGCGTTCTTCACGCTCGTCGCCGCGTTCGCCCTGTTCATCCGAGGGCTGGTGACGCTCGGCCGCCCGAAGCCGGCACAGGCACTTCCTCCGCCATGGGGCCCGCCGGCCAAGGAGGACACCCCGGGCTGGAGGCCCGAGGGCGCGCCGGCCTGGCGGCCGAAGGACCCGAGTTAGCGCAGGGTGTAGGCGTCGCAGTCGACGGTGAAGATGACGACGGCCTGGAGGCCGCGGTCCGTCTGGTCCTGCGACAGGGAGTGCGACCCGATCATGGCGCGCATGACGGTCTTCTGGAGGGTGCGGTCACGGGCGATGGCCGTGGCGGCGCCCGTCATCAGCGCGTAGGCACGGACCCGGGCCGCCGCCACGTCGGTATTTCCCGCGAGGACGGCGGCCGCGCAGCGGATCGACGACTGTTCACGGTCCGGATTGCCCCCCAGGCCCTCGCCCACGAGCTGCGCCTCGACGTCCGTCTCGCCATCGCCGCCCGTCCAGCCCACCGACAGCACCTCCAGGGCGGCCGTTGACTCGATGGCGGGGCCGTCGCGGACGATGACACCCTCCAGCTCGGGCGCCGCCCCGAAGATCCTGACGAGCGCGTCGATCGCCGCCGGGACGGAAGACGTCCAGCCGTCCATTACGCCACCCCGGGAAGGCTCAGGCCGAGCAGCTCCAGCGCCCGGCGGGGGATAGCGAAGCCGCGGCCGGGCGTGTATGTCTCGGCGTCACCGCCGAGCTGCACACCCATCGTGCCGCGCTGCGTCTCCCACAGATGTTGAATGATGATCAGCGCCGCCAGCCGGAACTTCGTCGGCAGGCTGACATACCCGGCCAGGTAGGAGATCGCCACGAGACCGGTCAGCGGCGGTCCGGACAGCACCGTGACGCGACCGGAACGGGCCTCGACGTGCATCGCAGAAGGGTCGACGCTCCAGGTCTGCGAGCCGTCCACCGCCGCAATCGACGTCAGCGAAACCACGGGCACCGACTCCAGCAGCCACGACGTGACCGAACCGGAGAAGCGGACCTCATCGACGACGGTCCGCTGCTCCAGAACCTCCCCGCGTGCGATCTCGGCGGCCCCGGTCGCCGCATCCATGTACGTGAGCAGTTCGATGTCCTGGCTGGTGTCGCTGGCGGGGATGTTGAGCTGCGCCTTCACTGCGTCGAGCGTGACGATGGACAACGAAACCACCCTTCAGGCCCTACAGCCCATCCGTGGGACCGGAATCGGAAGCCACAGCCTTCTTCGCCGGGGTCCTCTTCGCGGCGGCGCGTGCCGGCTTCGGCTCGACTGCCGCCTCCGGGGGCCTGTCTGCGGCCGCATGCTCGGGTGCGGCCGGTGCCTGTTCCGGCTCGGCTTCGACGTCATGGCCGTACTGCTCGCGCAGGATCGTCGCGACGTTCTCGGCGTCGGCGTCGCGGCCGGCGCGCCGGTAGCTCTCGTACTCGGCGATGTAGGCGGCGCGATAGTCCGCCTCGATGTCCCTCATATCTCCCTCACCTGCTCGATCTCGGGCAGCCGCGCGTAGTAGTCGGCCTTGAGTGCCTGGCGCTGCTGCGGGCGCTGCCGGGTACGGTGCTCCATCCGCACGTCCCACAGCCCTTCGGCAGGGTCCACATGGTGCGTGGCGCTGTTGCCGCACAGCACCCGGGTGCCGTTCTCGCCGGGGGCGGTGACCACGTAGTGCGCCTGTTGCACGCCGATGCCAGGGAGCGCCCGGAAGAGCACCCGGAGTGTTGATTGCGAGTCCTGGTCGCCGCGCTCCCACATCGTGACCTCGGCGACGTCATGGGCCGTGGCGGCCAGGAGCGTCCTGGTGTCCGGAGGTACCTGCGTCAGGACCTCGTCGGCGTCGATCCGCAGGAACCAGTCGCCCGGCTGGGCCATCGTCGATCCGAGACGGAACATGAAGTCGCGCTTGGCGACCTCGCCGCCCCACCACGGTTGTAGTGGTGCGTGGATCGTGCAGCCCATTCCGGCGCCGGCCGCGGTGTGGGCGATGGTCTCGGCCTGCTCGATGCCCGAGGAGGGCTTGCGTAGTGCGCCGGGGAACAGGGCGTATGGGCCGTCGACGGCGACCAGGTGGTCACACAGCCGGGCGGCGCTGGCGACGCACTCGGCGAGCCAGGGCGCGGGTTCTTCGTACCAGGACAACAGGCCGATGACCCTCATGCGTGCCAGCCCAGCCAGCCGCCGCGCGGGTTGCACAGGAAGATCCCCGGAAGCCCGGTTTCCTCAACGGCGTGGCGCATCTGGTCGTGGAAGGTCATGCCCTGGTGGCCGTTGCCGCAGTCGTGGATGACACACACCGAACCCGCCTTACCGTGCACCACCCAGGTGCTCAGTTCGGCGAAGCGGTGATCCGGGTCGCTGTCGAGGATCACCAGGTCCGCTGATGCGACCTGCCCAGCGGTCGGCGAGCCGCGCTCTGGGTCTGCGAGGGGGCTGCGCCACCTCGGGTCGGACTCGAACCCGAGGTACGTCCCCACGGTCATGTCGAGGTGGCCGGTGAGCCGGCCGGTGCCGACGCCGGTCTCCAGCGTCACCGCGGGCTGCAGCATGCGCTGGAGCATGCCGACGAAGCGGCAGAAGTCCTGCTCCGGCGAGTAGGTGTCCCATGACAGCCAGCCCGGTTGAGCGTGCGGGGTGAACGCCTGCTCGTCGCGCATGGAGTCTCCTGGTGGGGCCGGGCCGAAGCCCGGCCCCCTCATGGTCAGAAGGTCGGGGCGATGAGGCCGGCGCCGCCGATCTCCACCACGGAGGCCGGGTAGCGGGCGGCGGTGAACGCCATGTAGCCGTAGATCTGCAGGCGCACCGTCAGGTTTCCCGAGCCGACGTCCGGCAGGACCCGGGTACGGATGCCCGACTCGAACAGCAGCAGGTCCGAGGCCCGCAGGACGTGGATGACGTCCTCCGTGGTGGAGGCGCCCAGGGTCGTGGGCATCGACGGGTCGGTGATCACAGGCAGGCCGTGCATCTGCCCCACGACCTGCTGCGAGCCGACCGTGCCCAGCGTGGCGATGGCGTTCATCGGGTTGCCGGCGTCCGGCACCACGAGCGGCCGGTTCTGGCTGTCGACGGCGGCCAGGAACCAGGCCCACCGGCGCGGGTGCATCACGATCACGGTCGGCGGCATGAAGCGGGCCGTGTGAACGCGCTGCACCGCATCGGCGATCTTGCTGTAGATCGCGGCGACGGTCGCGGTGCCCGCGGTGATGGTGGTGATGCCCGCCGTGGCACGGACACCGGTGACCTGACCGGACGAGCCGGATCCGGAGATGACCTGAAGGTCGGCCTTCGTCGCGTAGTCCGCGGTCAGGTCACGGAAGATGACCTGGTCGAAGCTGATCGGGCTCTGGTCGAGCAGCTGGATCGCGACGTCCTGCTGACCGGAGATCGTGCGCACCGGCGCCGCTACCGACGTGTCGGTGATGTCGGTCTCCTGCACCGCGGCGTTGTCCGCGGTCTGTGCCGCCGTGGCGGTGCCGGTGGCCAGCTTCGGGATGTTGATGCTGTCGGTGCCGGGCGGCAGGGGCTGGCCGTTGCAGAGGTTCGCATACGCCCGGCCGGCGCGCGCCAGCTCGATGTACTGCTCCATCAGCCAGACCGGCGGGACGAAGTAGCCGCCCGTTCCGTCGGTGCGGTTGATGTCGCGGTATTCCTTGTCGGTCGCGACGTCCTGCGCGTGACGGCGCAGCCGCTCCTGTGCGCCGCCGTCGCCGTCCATCTGCAGCTGGACCCTCATCAGGTCCTGCAGGTAGCTGCGGCCGTTGCCCTGGTCGTAGGTGCGGCCCTCGGCCACCGACGTGGCGCGCTGCTGGGCCTTGCGGACCGCCATGGCGCCGGCGGTGATGTCCTGCTCGCGCTCGGCTTCCTCGGAGAGCTCGGCGATGCGGGCGTCGAAGGAACGGAGTTCCTCGTCCTTGCCCTTGACCGATGCGGTGAGCGTGCGGAATTCGGTGTCCTCCTCCGTGGTGAGGTCCTCGCGGGCCTCCTCCTCGGCGAGATCGGTGATGGCCTTGCGCTGGGCGAGCAGCTGCTCGCGGTCCTTGGCTGCCTGCCCACGGCGAGCAATCAGCCGCTTGAGTCGCTCGTCCATGATGGCGAGCCTCCTGATTCTGGGAAACGGACATGACGGCGGCCAGTGCCAGGCCGTGATGTGCCGTCGTCAGCCAGTGCCAGGCATGCGACAGCGCCGCGAATCCGTGCCGGATCGCGGATGGTTTAGGTGGTGCGGCGGTCAGCCGCTTTCGGGCCCGGCGCCAGCAGCGCGGGCCTCAAGCTCCAGGTCCCCGGACACGATCGCGCGGGCCTCAGCGAGGCTCAGCGAGCGCGACGCCCGGCCCGGAAGGAGACGTCGTACCGCAGCCAGTTGTTCGGCTGCGCGCTCCGCATCGCCGGCGCCGGCCGCGCCGAGGGAGCGCAGTTCGGCGACCGCGTCCTCCGGGGCCACGCAGGCGAGGTAGTCCAGGACGGAGCGCATGTTCAGCTGCGCGCTGGTCGCCGGGTTCGCCCCGAAGTTCACGACGCTCACGTCGCCCTTGTGGAGGGAGACCTCGGTGAGGCGGCGCTGCGAGTCGTCGTCGGACCAGGCGTCCTTCTTGACGCGGAACGCGAAGCTCATCTCGTCCATGTCGCCGCGCGCCATCTTCGTTTCCAGACGCTGTACGTCGGGGTCCCGGCGGTCCAGGTCGGCCTTGACGAGCAGCCCGCGGGCATCGGTGTCCAGGTGCAGCGTGCCGGACTTCGTGCGGGCCAGCGGCATGCCCTCGTGATTGATGAGCAGATGCACGTCCGGCTTGTTGGCCAACGTCACGGCGAACGCCCGACGGTCCACGACCTCCGTCCAGCCACGCGGAGCTCCACCGAGCACGTCATACGGGTTGTCGAAGATCGAGGCGTATCCGGTCAGGTTCAGCGAGTCGCCGATCTGCCGCAACTCGAAATCAGTCGCGGCAATCGTGCGCCGCTCCGGGGCGTCGATGAGCGTCCGGCGGTCAACCATGGTTACCCCTCTGGGTGCGGATGAGACGCAGCCGACCGTCCTCGCTGTCGTCGTCCACGCTGCTGCGGATAGGAGGAACGGAGACGTTCGCCCCGGCGGAGATCGGCAGCGGCGTGTAGTCCTTGCCGGCGCCGTTCGGAAGAGGCGGCTCGTTCTCCTGAGCGCGGATCCCGTCGATGTTGTCGAAGCCGATGAGGCGCTTCTTCTCGTGCACCTCGAACCGCGTCTTGAGGTCCGCGCGGATCAGGACGTCCGAGTCGAACTTCACGAACTGGCCGCGCGGCAGCAGTGCGGACAGGTGCGACTCCAGCAGCGACAGCCACGGCAGCAGCGAGAACTGCACCAGCTCGATCTGCCGCTGCTCGGGCGAACTGTAGGTGTAGGAGCCGCCGGTCTCGCCGCCGATCATCTCCGGCGGAATCCCGTAGATCGCTGCGATCTGCGATGCAGTGAGCCGCATCGTCTGTACGAACTGCGCCTCCTGCGGGCTCACCGCGAAGGGCTCGTAAGTCCAGTCCTTGCCGTACACGATCGGCTCATGCGACCGGATCGCCTGCACCAGGCGCCGCTTGATGACGTTCGCATCGTCCTGCTGCACCGTCTGCTGCGAGTTCTGGAACCGGCCCGGCGGCACACCCCCGGAACGGAACCAATCGTCGGAGAAGCGCTGCGCCGACAGGCCCGTCGACACGGTCACCGCATACGCCCCGATCGGCGACAGCCCCCACACATGGCCCGGCAGCTGGAACCACGGGATGTGCACGACATCCTCGGACGGCAGCTTCTCGCCGAGGTAGTACCACTTCGGATTCGTGAACGAGCCCGGATCACCCATCGGCATCAGCTGCAGGCGGTCCTCGCACGTCACCATCGACGGATCGAGCCACTCGATCTGGCTCGGGTACTCCAGGTAGTCGCGCGCGGTCACGACGCCCACAGCGTTCCCCCGGTACGCCAGTGACGTCACCGAACGGAACACCCAGTCGTGCAGCGTCCCCTGCGCGCACGGCTTCGTGAACAGGCCCGGCACCGGCAGTCGCTGCGTCTGGTCGCCCATCTGCCGGTACACGCACAGCGGAACAGACGAGATTGTCGCCGCCAGCAGCCGCCCGGCCGCCAGCACCGGCGCGAGCCGCAGCGCCCCGTTCTCGCTCACCGCCTCCGGTGCCGCGAGCGGCTCAACCGGCCACGACACAGACGTGGAGTCCAGGACGCGCTGCTCCTGCTGGCCTCGGCCGAGCATGCCTCGGAACGGGTTACGCATGGCTCCCCTTCCGGGCGTCAGTCATCAGAAGATGCTCTGCAGCACGTCGTAGCTGGCTGCGTCGAGCAGGTGCGATCGGGTCTGGAAGGACCAGCGGGCCAAGGACATTGCCACCAGCGGACTGATGTCGACCTCCGCGCCCCTCACCGTCCAGGCGATCGTGTCCCCGCTGGTCTTGGTCTTCGCTCCGGCGACCGCCACATCCAAATACCGGTTGGGCACATACCGGAACGACTCCTCGCGGACCGCCTCCAGCACCTGGCCGGCAGCCGCAGCCATATCCACCGCGCCCGTCACCGCCAGGTCCCCGGACTCCGGAACCTCTAGGTCTTCGGGCCGCTGAAAACCCGCCTTGTCCAACTCGGTCTGCAAGAACGCGAACGTGCCCCGGCCCATCGCCACCGCCACCGGCCCGAGAGCGTCCCGCAACTCCACCAGCCGAGGCAGGAGCCACTTCGAGCCGGGCCGGTAGTCCGCGAGCTGCACATGCCCGAGGCCGTCCTCACGCAGCCCGTACACGCAGATCGCCGCGTAGTCCCGCAGCGGCGCCAGATCCACACCGATCGCCACGCCGCCCGTCCGGCGCGACTCGGCATCGGCCATCCGCGCCCACGCCGCCGCGTCGATGACGATGTTGCCCTGCGACTGGCGCGGCCAGATGCACAACCGCTCCCGCGCGAACCCGACATCACCCATCGACCGGCGCTCACGCAAGACCGTCTCAGCGGTCAGCCGGATTCCCATCGCCGGGTTCGACGCCGCCCACAATGCACGGTCGTCCAGGTCGATCCTGTCCAGATGATCGAGGTCAGCGTCGACGCCCCAGTCCCGCCACCCGAGAGAATCATCCCCGCCGACGTCCGCGCGGGCCTTCAGCGCGAACATCACCTCGCCGCTCCCGCCGTTCAGCGGCGGCGTCGAGGTGTAGACGATCTGGGCATTCGGCCGTGCCGCCATGGCCGGCATGAGCGCGTCCTGCTGCTCAAGGGTGAACGCGAAACTCTCGTCGATGATGACCAGGTCACCGGAGAAGCCCCGGCCGCTGCCCTTGGACCGGGCAACGAACTTCACGCGGGCCTCGGTGTCGAGCCGCTCGAAGCCCTCTTCGCCATTGGTGTTGACGATCTTTACGAGGACGCCGCCCACATCGAGCAGGTTCTCGTTGGTCCCCACCTGCTTGCCCAGACGCCTCAGCAGCGTCCGGAAGCGGCGGAATGCCTCCATCGACGTCTTGTACTCGTGCGCCGACCACATGATGAGCTGCTCGCCCAGCAGCAAGAACCCCGCCAGCGCCCGGATCTCCAAAATGGAGCCCTTGCCGTTCTGCCGGGCGACGATCTCGCCGTACTCGTAGCACGCCCACTTGCCATCGGCCCGGCACGCCAGCAGCATGTCGATCGCGTCGGCCTGCCACGCGTCCGGGACCAGCCCGGCCCTGGCCGCCAACTCGCAGGCCTCCGGCCCGAGGCTGTAGGCATACGGCGGAGCCAGGTCAACCCGAGGCTTCGCGGCGCCTCTCAGCGATGCGCGCACTGAGGTCCGAGACACCCACGACCTCCGCACTGCTCGTCTCCGAAGCCGGAGCATTCCGCCGAAGATCTGCCAGCAGGGATCGAAGAACACCTGACTGCTGCCGGGCCTCAGCCATAAACTTGAGCATCTCGGCGTAGTGGGCCCGGTTCTCCTCCACCAGCTCGTCGAGGATCTGCAGCCGGTCAGCGATCCGGCAGCCCTCCTCTAGCAGCACCATCTGGCCGGCCGTCAGGGTGCCTTCGGCGAGGACATCGGCCCACAGTTGGCGGCCTCGGGGTGCGAGTCCGGCAGGGTCCGGAGCCATCACAGCCACCTCCATGATCATCTTGCCCCCCCTGAAAAAAGAGCGCGGGGGGAGAGGACTTTCAGGTGAGGGCGGGGTCAAAGGCGGCCGAGATCAAAAAACGCGTTTCCGCAGGTCAGAGAGGTGCGTCTGTGTCGATGCAGGTCAGAGGGCCCGCACGTCCACTGACATCGCGGGCTTCAGGCCCTTGCCCCGGAGCTGGTTGGATTTGATCGTGTTGCAGCGTCGGTGCATGAGCCGGAGGTTCTGCCGGTCCAGCGGATCGCCGCCGGCGTGCAGTTCGTGTACGTGGTCGACGGTTCGGCTCATGGGGTGCGTGCGCGGCAGTTCCTGGTTGACCCACTTGTGGCACCACCAGCAGTGCGTCTCTTCTGCGTAGACCTGCGCCTGCACCGTCAGCCATGGAGTGCCGGATCGTCCGGGGCTGTAGGCCATGGCGTCTCCTACAGCGGGTTGCCGTCTGCGTCGTACCACTCGATCGTCTGGAGGCTGGTCTCTCCGTCGGCGGCGCGGGCGAACGTGGGGGTCATGCCGTGGGCGCCGGCTGGTGCTTGGGGTGCGTCCATCCAGTACAGGTACTGGCGTTGGCCGTCTGCTTCGCGGTGGTCGATGCGGGCTGGGGTGAGCAGGTGGGCGTGCTGCTCGAACTGGTCGGCCAGCTCGGCGGCGACGGCGAGGGCGATGAGGTGCTGCTCCGTCACGTTCGCCTCCCGGGGTGCGTTAGGACCGGTCGCCCAGGGCCGCGCGGACGAGGCGGGGTCAGAGATTGCGCTGCTCCTGGTTGACGCGCCATGTCGTGGGCATCTCGACGGCCAGCGGCGTGACGCGCTCTTCGGTGGCGGCCTTGGAGTCGTCGTTGTCGACGAGGTAGCAGTGACCTTCCGCATCCCTGCGATAGGCGGTGTAGCGGATCAGTCGCTCACCGTTCGGGCTGGTCTCGACGGTGATCGTGCTGTCCGCGGTCACGTCGGTGGACTTGATGCCGTTGGCGAGCAGCCAGTAGAGGAGTTCGGGGTGCTGCGGGGTGTCGAGAATGCGGGGGAAGGTCTCTGCGTTGCAGATGATCTGCGGCTCATTCATCGGCAGTCTCCTTGCAGCTGGCTTCTTCCCGGGCATGGCGAAGGCCCCGGCTCGGTGAGCTGCGGGGCCTGTCTGCGGGCATGCGGATCTGCCCCAAGTGTTACCGCAGGTCAGAGCGTTAGTCAAGCTGCTTGAGTTTCTGGAGCGCTTCGAGTTCGTCGAGGTCGATGAGGGCGCGTCCTCGGTGGTCGTGGCCGTGGCGGGTGAGGGCGCCGCGGTGGAGCCATGAGCGGAGCTGCGCGGGCTTCACGTCGGCCGCCAGGGCTGCGGCCTGGGTGTCGGCGAGGCGGGGCTCGGTGGTGGGCTGCATGACTCCCATGATGCCCTGTGGGGCCTTTTTCGCGGTGCCGCGAGGATGGTCGAAACCCGAAACTTGGCAGCTCAGGGCCGATATCAGGGCCGAAACCGGTTTCACCTTGATCCGAAACCGGTTTCGGCCCCGAACGGCTACCCGTCGGCCTCTCCGGCGTCCTCCGGAAGGTCCGCGTACCGGACGCCCTTGGCGCCGCCGCAGCACTCCCGGATGCTGATCTGCCGGGTGGTCACCTTGTGCGGCTTCAACGCGGCGCTGAGCATCGTCGAGCGGGCCCCCGCGTCCGGCTCGTCCATCCACAAGCCGTACAGGTCGGCCCGGTACTTGGCGAGGGCCTCGACGAGCCGGTGTGAGTGGACTGTGTCGACGCCGTCGGGCCAGATGGCGCGCAGGTGGTCGACGACGGTCTCGATGTCGAGTTCGGCAACCTGCTCGCCCACGGACTGCCCGGTCAGCGTGCCGGCGGCGGTGCGCAGCGCCAGCGCCCTTTTGCCGATGTCTTCGGCCTCGGTCTGCTTGATGAACGCCGCCCGCACCGTGATGCCTTCACGGCCGCGGGCCAGGATGCCGGTGCCCTGCTCGTCGACGCTGATGTCGGTGGCGCGCAGGCCCCGGTCGTAGGCGCCGGTGCCGAGCACGTTGTTGTTGGCCCTCCAGTCCATGACGGCCAGGCACAGCCGTGTGCCGACCGAGCTCGATACGGAGGTGGGCAGGCTCGGGGCGTCGGGGTTCTGGGTGAGCAGGATCAGGATCAGCCCGTAGGCGCGCCCCTTCTTGATCAGGCGGGTGCACAGGGCGGCGGCTTCCTCCTTGTAGTCGGGGTGGGTGAAGAGCTCCTGGACCTCGTCGACGACGATGACGCGCGGGCCGAGGTTCTGCTCGGGGTACTTCTCGGACAGAGCGCGGGTGACCTTGCGGCCCTCCGATACCTCGGACGCGGGCAGGGACTTGATGAACTTCGCGCGCCGCTGATACTCGGCGATCCCGGAGCGCAGGCCGGCGAGCGCGGCCTCCAGGTCCTCGTCCTCGTCGCCGGACACGTAGCGGTGGCAGACGGGCTTGACGGAGTCCAGGTCGCCGGAGCCCTTGAGCTCGTAAATCCACAGCTCAGCGGTCGGGTCGAGGGCGACACCGAGGACGATGGCCAGGGCGCACGAGGTCTTGCCGGATCCGGGGATGCCGCCGGCCAGCAGGTTGGAGTACATGAGGGTGATGTCGATGAGGTTGCCGCGCGGGTCGAACCCGAAGGGCAGCGGCTGGTACACGTCGGCCTGGCCGTCCTTCATCAGCGGCCACAGCTTGCGAGGTGCCTTGGCCGGGTCGCTCTGGGCGACCCACAGCACCAGGCGGCCCGGGTGGGCGCTGCGGTCGCCCTCGGGCCACACCGTGGAGATGGGGCGGCGCATGGCGGCGGCGAGGGCGGCGCGCTTCTCCAGTACGGCGGTGGCTTCGATGCCGGGCGGCAGGTCGACCTCGGCGCGCCAGCCGGGCCCGTCGCGCTGGACCTCGGCGGCGAACTCGACGCCGCGCCGTCCCTTCTTGCCTTCGATGCCGATCGCGGCCAGGGCCTCGAACACCTCGGTGCTGTCGAGGGGTCGCATATGGCGGACGGACACGTACCGGGTGATGAGCGGCCGGTCGGCGCGGCGCCCGGCCACGCCGAGGGCGGCCAGGCATGCGATGCCGGCGAGGGCGGTCCAGCCGGGGACGATGAACGCCGCCACGGTGGTGACGATGGTGGTGGCTGCGGCCACGGTGATGGACATGATGCGGCGGGGCCGGATCCGGCGGGAGCGTTCGCGCGACAGCGACAGCCAGGCCTCGATGTCGGCGGTGGTGGCGGCTTTGGCTTCGACGGGGCGGGCTTCGGCGTCGACGACCCACCGGAACCACTTCACGGTGAGCCGCCAGGCTCCGCGCGGTGAGCGGCCGGTCAGGCGCACGACGTAGACGGGGATGCGGACGGTGTGGAAGGCGGTGACGTGGGCGAGGTAGCCGGCGGTGTAGCGGGCGGCGGTGGTGAACTCGGTGGCGTTGCGCAGGAAGGTGGGGATGACGGGCGGCGCTTCCTGCAGGTAGGCGCGGCGTTCGGCGATCCATGTGCCGTCGGGTGCGGCGGTGTCGGGCAGGTCGACGGGGCGGGGGACTTCGACGGCTTCGACGTACTCGGGTTCGGGCTCGGCGGTGTCGGTGTCGGTGTCTTTGACGAGGCGGAGGACGTTCTCGGTCATGCTGGTGGTCCTGTCTCCTGCTGGGGGATAGGGGCCCGGGGCGGCCGGTCGCTTCGCAGGCTGGACGGCCGCCCCGGGGCGTTACTGCTTCTTGGCGCGCTTGCGGGCCTGCTCGTCGATGCGTTCGAGCTTGCGGTCGATGTCGCTGAGGTCGACGTTCTCGCCGGCCAATGAGCGCTTGCAGCCGCGCGCGATCAGTGCGGCCCTGCGCCACTTCTCGCCCGTCGTGTACTCGGGCTTGTCGTCGTCGGTCATCACTTGCCGCCTTTCCGGATGTCCTGCCAGACCTGCCGCAGGATGAGAACGCAGATGGTCAGGGACACGGCGGAGATGGCCACCGCGATGGCGGACAGGGCGAACGCCAGCAGGAAGATGGAGCTGCCGACTCCGATGCCGATCCACTTCGCGGCCTGCCCGGACTGCTGCGGGGCCGGCGCCTGGTGATGGCACTGCGGCGGCTGCTGGGCAACCTGCGCGGCCTGCACCGCGGCGAGCATCATGGCGAATTGCTCGCCCTGCCTGGCGGCCTCGACCGCCTCCTGGCTGGCCTTGCTGAGGTCGGTCATGCGTAGCCGCCTCCGCCCTGGCCGATGCCGTCGCGGGACTTCTTGGCGCGGGACAGGACGGTGCGGACGTAGCCGTCGTCGACGGTGATGCGGTGCCGCTGCTGGACGAAGCTGGCGATGTCGGCGGCCCTGGCGTCGGGGCCGAGGAGGGACGCAGCGTCGACGATCGCGGCGGACAGGGTGACGGGCGGGAGCTCTGCGACCTGCGGCGCATCAGGGTCGGGGTCGGGCGCATCACCTCTCTCGATGGTGATGCGGGGGTCTCGGTCGGCGAGGACCAGGGCGACCTGGACGGCGTCGACGATGACGCCATAGCCGACGAGGAGCGCGGCGAGTTCGGCCGGCGGCATGTCGGGCTGCGCATCGTTGGCGATGCGGACCGCATCAGCGGGGTCCATCTCGGCGAAGCGGCGCCGCAGCACGTCCGTGGCGGAGTGCGACCGGATGGGACTGGGGTCCTGCTGGGACCTCTGTCCGTCGGCCTCGATGTGCTCGACCGCCCGGGACTTCACGGCCTTGCCGGCGCGGGCGGGGGCGAGGAGCCAGGCCCAGCCGCCGAACACCGGGAGCCGGTACGGCCGCTCGCCCATGTCGGCGCGCTTGACCGCGCGGGGTCCTGCCCACGACATCTCGGAGACGGCGAGCAGGCCGATGGTGGGCACCGCGAACAGTACGGCCGCCGGGGCGCCGCCGCCGATGAGGTGGGAGTGGGTGACGTTGAGGTACACGGACACGGTGGCCATGAACAGGGCGGTGACGCGTGCCCCGAACGCGGACCGGCCGGCGGCGGAGGCTTCGGAGGCGAGGTGCAGGCAGGCGTAGGCGATGCCGTCGAACACGGCGACGGCCGCGGCGGCGATGGGCTGGGGGGTGTCGTAGTGGCGGGCCACGGCGTACAGCGACCAGCCGGTGGTGGCGAGCGCGGCGACCGAGACGACGGTCAGGGCGAGGCGCCAGGCGTTTCTGTTCACGTGAGGCTCCGGAAGGTGCGGGCGATGCGCGGCCAGGCGAGCAGGCCGGCGATGAAGGCCCACACGGTGGGCTGACTTGCGGCGGCGACCAGGAGGGCGCCGAGGAAGCCGAGGACGGCCGTGCCGAGCGCGGGGTACGCGACGAGGAGGCCCAAGAGGGCGCCGAGGATGAGCCAGAGCTTCATCGGCCGTCCTCCTCAAGGAGTCGGGCGAGGCGCGGGCCGAGGGAGCGCACGAGGCGGGCGCACTCTTCGAGGGCGGCGGCGGTCTCTTCGAGCAGCTCGGCCGTGTCTGGGTACACGGCGACGTCGACCTCGACGGCCAGGTACGGCCGGGTGTAGTCGGCGGTGCCGTACTCGTACTTGCCGACTCCGGTGGTGATGACGACTTCCCCGATCGAGGTGGGCACCCTGTGGCGCTTGTTCTCGCCCGCGTGGGAGATGTCCGCGCGGATGGTGCCGTCGGTGTGCTCGATGCCGCACCAGGCCGGGTCGGTGAACGTCACGTTGCCGGCGTCGTCGGTGCGGATCGTGATGCGGCGCGGGGCGGTCACTCGGCACCCCCGGCGCGGTCGATGACGGTGAGGGCGGCGCGCATCGTGGACTGCAGCTCGCCGATCTGACCGGACAGGTCACGCACGTACCCCTGACCGCGGGGCTTGGGCTCCAGCGCGTCGGCGAGCAGCTGGCGGACGAGGGCGAGGGCTTCGGACTCGGTCACGGCCGTACCCCCTCGATCGTCTCGACGAGGTTGCCGATGACGACCTCGGCGCGGCCGAGGAGGTGGCTGAGCTGAATGTCGGTGACGGTGCTGTAGTCGATGTCGGCGATGTCGACGAGCAGCAGCTGGGCGCTGGCGGTGCGCAGCTCGGTGAGGGTGTCGTTGGGCTTGCTCATCGGGCACCGCCGATCGTCGCGGTGCGGAAGCCGGTGCGGACGGGCTCGTAAGCGCCGGAGGCGGCCGGGGTGAGGTTGCTGTTGGCGAACGACCAGTGGCCGGTGTCGACGGCGGTCTCGCGCTGGTTGCGGCACAGCCGGTAGTGGTCGCTGATGCGGCGGGACGCGATGGCGGCGAGGAGGCCGAACGGCTTGTCGCCGATGGTGCGGCCGGCGGTGGTGTAGCTACGCCACACGCTGATGAACGTCTCGGCGGCGAGGTCCTCGGCGAGCTGGCTGTCGGGGCGCGGCAGCCGGTTGGCGATCCAGCCCTCGATACGGGGCCGGTACGCGGCGTAGAGCTCGCTGAACTGGACGTCGGGGGTGATCACGCCGGGCATGGGCGCGCTAAAGTTCTGGTGGTCCACGGGAGCCTCAATCTCCTAGTGGTCAAGTGGTCCCCGGCCGGCGGTGCAGTCGCCTAAGCCGGGGGCCCGCTTGCTTTGCGGGCCTTATGAAGTTGTGTTCGGGGAGTCGGTGGGCGGTGCAGTCGCCGTTCCGTACTCGCGGATGGACTTCCGTACTGCGCTGACGTCGATCCCGATCTCTCGGGCGACAGCCGATTTGCTGCCGAGCTCTGTGACGCCTTCCTCGAAGGCGAGTGCTCGCCGTCGGGCGCTTGCTGAGAGCTCGGCTTGCAAGTCGCGCTGCAGCCGGTTCTCGGCCTCAACGCGTTCGCGCCACGGGATCTCTGGCACGCGTCCCACAGTACTAGGAACCAGGGTCCTAGGCAATGCCAACATGCCGTCACTTCCCCACCGCAGAGCGGGCCTTGAGCACCTCGTCGAGCAGACGCTTCGCCTCGGCCAGGTGACGAACGCAGATCTTGAGCTCTGCGTCAGCCACCACAGCCTCGCCAGTGCACTGGTTGCCGCGGCCGGACACCACACGGCAGGTCACGTACTTCGCGGTCACGATGCCTCCAGCATCTCGGCCTGGGCGGCGCGCAGTTGCAGCCACCGGTCGGGGCCCCAGTCGGTTCCGCACCACCGGCAGGGCGCCGTTGCGGCTCCGGGGCGCAGCGTCACAACGGCACCGCAGTAGCCCTCGACCGTGACCGTGGCGCAGTACCCGAGCCGCCGCGGCCGGTCGGCCGGCTCGACGGGGTCGACGACGCTGGCGATGGCGGCCGTGATCTCGGCGACCTCGCGGTCCAGGTCCCGGATGCCGGGGTGCTGGTCGCACAGCCACAGCAGGTTCGCCCGCAGGAATGCCACGGTGCCCGTGACGGCCTGCTCGACCGAGCCCCGGAACGGCGGCGGCGGCCAGCGCAGCAACTCCCGCGAGTCGCGCTCCCATTCGGCGAGGCGCTCGATGCCGCCCCGGGCCCGCAGGTCGAGGACGTCCAGGCGCACGGGCAGCGGCGCCTCGTCCCGCACACGGGCCCCTTGGCGGTCGCCGGCGGGCGACGGGACCAGCCAGAGGGCGAGAGCCCGCCAGGCGCCCGGGAGTGCCTTCAGTCGGCCATCGAGGCGCTCCCGGCATCCGTCGTGCACGCGCACGGCCGCCGGATAGTCGCACACCTGACAAAGATTTTCGTAGCGGTCCATCAGGACGCCTCCTTCCGACGCGCGTGCCGGCCCTTCGCGACCATGTCGCGCATGTTGTCGGAGTGGGTTCCGGCGAAGAGGTGGCCCGGGTTGACGCAGGGCGGGTTGTCGCAGCGGTGGCAGGCGAGCAGGCCCTCGGCTATCGGCCCGTGGTGCAGCTCGTAGGAGTAACGGTGCGCCCCGACGTTGGGGGCGCCGGCGGGGCAGAACGTTCCGTAGCCGTGGTCCCCGCGGGCCGCGGTCCAGATCCAGCACGGACCGAGTTCCGGGACGAGCGTCGGGCCGTCCTTGTCCACGCGCATCCAGAAGCGGGTGAGTTCGTTCTCGCGCGGACGGAGGCCGATCAGATTGCCGTGCCTGAGCAGGCGCGTGTAGTGCTTCTTGCAGTACCCCAGACCCGAGTGCTGGCTCTCGCATCCATCGACCTTGCAGCCGTCAGCCGGGATGAAGACTTCGGCAACAGGGTCACCGTGCTTCTTCCACCGCCAGTAGTGCGTGCTGCACCAGCCACGGCCCTTGGTCGGCTGTGGGCAACCGTCGACGCTGCACTCAGAAGCGTGCTTACGGCGCAGCCTGTTGTTGTGGGCGGGCAGGAAACGAAGCGGCTGGCCCTTCACGTGGCCCCGGGCGATACGCGTTGCTGCGGCGATCGGCGCCGGCTGGCCGCATCCGCATTCGCAGAGTTTCGTGGTGCTCATCGGGCCGCCTTCCGCTGGGCGTCTGCGAGCAGCTGCTCGTCCGCCTGGCGGCGCCTCCGCTCCCGGCGGGCGTCGAGGATCTCGTAGCCGAAGTGCATGGCGACGGCCAGCTCGAAGCCGATCGCGATGCCGGACAGCAGCAGGACGAGTTCGGTGTGGGTCACGGCGTGGTCCCTTCGGTGGGCTCAGTGGCGCTGAGGGCAGGGGTTTCGGTCTGGGCGAGACCCTTTCCGTCCGTAGCGCGGACGGAATCCGCCTCCAGCCGGGCGAGCTTCACGCGGTGCCGTGCGATGAGCCCGGCCTGCCTGGCGGCCTGCTGGGTGGCGCGCCGCCGCTTGTTGGCCTCGATGCGGCGGCGGGCCTGCTCGATCCGCTCGGCCACGACGTCGTCGACGTTCATGCGGCACCGCCGTGGTGGGCGGCGAGCAGGACAGGCAGGACCTGCCCGCGTAGCCGTTCGATCGCGGGCGTGGTCCGGCCATCGCCGATGATCTGCCGCTGCTCGAAGGTCGATCGCTTCACCCGCCCGTACACCTTGGCGAGCGGGATGTTGGTGACGGCGACCAGGTAGCCGTGCTCCCGGTACGGACCGCTCTGGTAACCGCAGTGCGGGTAGCGGTGCAGGATGTCGCCGGGCTGGTTGGTGTGGTCACCGTGGATGTGCCAGTTCGCGCACCAGGTACACCAGGCGTAGACGCTCACGAGGGAAGTCGCCTCGCGCGGGCGCCGGCCGAGGAAGCCGAACAGAGTGGGCGCCTTGAGCCGGGCGCGGTTCCGGCAGGCCTGGCAGAAGCATTCGCCCTGCGGGTGCTCGTGCACGTCGGTCACTGTGTCTCCTTGGGAAGCACGAGCTGGTGGCGGTGGTACTTGCCTTCGGGGTCGGCGGCGAAGGCGTTTGCGAGGTTGTGGGCGAGCTGGCGCACGAAGTCCTCCAGGTCGTCCCAGAGGTCGATCCAGCCGTCGGCGAACGGATACTGCTGCTCAATCCACACCTCTAGGGCTCGGCCGCAGCGGCCCTTGTGTGCGACGTAGATGGGGGTCTGCCGGTGCGGCCCGGGCTCACCGTCCTGGCCGATCGTGGTGGCCCACGTGACGATGCCCTGGCCGACGACCTGCTTGCGGCAGGTGTCGCAGATGAAGGCCGGGCAGTTCATGGCCTCGGGCGGACCGGAGCGGGCGACGTACTCGATCACGGTTTCTCCTCTGGTGGATGTGCGGATTGCGACTCTGTGTGGTGTCGGACCCTTTGGTGTCGGACCCGAAAGGTCCGACAGTGGTTCGCTGAGCGACCTGGGGTTTCGCGCGTTTCGTGAGTCTCATCTGAAGTGTTTTGTCTATTAATGTCCGTATTTAGAGAGAGGGACTGTCGGACCTTTGGGTCCGACAGGTCCGACGGTCCGACAGCACTCCCCGTAGTCAAAGCTGCTCCGGAGCGACCGAACCGGCAGCCAAGAGACCACCAGCCAGCGGCACCAGCCAGCCCTGCTCGCACCCGTGCTGGAGCGCCGCCGACCACAGAGAATCCGTCGCCCCGGACGCCCGGTACTTGTCGCGGTCCGGCTTCTTGATGCAGCTCCGGTTCACGTCGCGCACCGGGATCTCACCGGCCTGGCGCGTGAGGTAGCGGTGGGCGCGCTTGGCGACGTTCACGACGGACGGGTGTACGCCGTTCACGACCTCGTACACCGCCGCCTGAGCCTCCGCGGCCGTCAGGACAGCCTCCGCGCGCCGCGCGTCCTGCTCGGCCTGCACGCGCCGCTTGGCCGCGTCCTGGACCCTGTCGCGGACCTTCCTGGACGTCTGCCACATCACGGTGGCCCTATCCCAGTCCTCGGTCCGGACCGAGGTACGCCCGTGCAGGAGAGCGAGCAGCGCAGCGCACTTCAACCGCCACAGTGGTTCGTGCGTGTCCAACGGGGCTTCGGCGCCGCGGCCGAAGGAGATCGCGAGGGCCAGCTGGTCGAGTTCGTCCGTGACGTGCGCGGGCACCGGGATGGTGGTGTTGTGGAGCCGGGAGACCCATGTCGTGACGGGGATGTCCTCTCCCTGCTGGGTGGTGACGGTGAGCGGCCCGGTGGTGGCCGGCCTCTTCTCGGGGGTGTCGGGGCCGAGGGTGGCGTGGGCCCAGGCGAGGCGCTGCGGGAGGCCGATGGAGCCCATCTCCAGCAGCTTCGCCGCGGGCTCTTCCTGTACGCCGAGCGACATGGACAGCGTGTAGCAGCCCTTGGGGATGGCGCGGCGGCGCTCGACCTCGGCGTTGGATGTGCCCTGCCGCTCGCTCATCCACGCCTTGCAGAGAACGCCGTTGAGTGTGGCGGCGGCGGACATCTGCGCCATGGCGTCGAGGACGCTGCCCTCGGTGGCGAGAGCGTAGCCGCGGGTCCTCTTCTGCACGAGGATCTTCTTCTTCCCGTCCTCGTCATCGGGGTCGATGTCGAGTTCGAGGTAGGCGGCGATCAGGCCCTGCCCGGTGGAGATGTCGATGTAGGCGAGGTCGACGGCCGGGAACGGGGTAAGTTCTTCGGCGGTGTTCTCGGCCTGGCCCTTGCCGCTGCCGGACGGGCCGAACAGTCCGCAGTACCAGCCGATCGTCGCTGGCTGGTGGATGCCGCTGTCCACGCGGACCGTGGGGTCTGCCATGGCCGCAGTGCGGGCGAGGACGGCATGAAGGACGCCGTCGGGTGAGGCGCGGCGGGCACGGGCCATCTGCCGGATTTGGCAGAGTGCGGCCGTGGCATTCCAGAAGGCGTCGGGAAGCCGGTCCGCGGGCTCGGCGGGCGCCTCGCCTGAGTCCTCCGGGGGTTCGTCCTGCGGTCCGTCCCACGGGTCGTCTGCGAGCGGCGCCCGCGCACGCTCGTCGTCCTTCAGGCACCGGCGTTTCACCTCGGCGAGGACGGCGTGCGGCAGGTGTCCGGCAGGTCCCAGGGCGCGACCGCCGGCGGCGCGCATGATGTCGCGGGCGGCTTCGCTGACGTCGCCGCCGTAGTTGAGGTGGGCGTACAGCGTGCCGATGGTGAGCTTCTGTCCGGCGGGTAGTCCGCCGACCGGGAGGTCTGAGCGCTCCGACCAGTTGACCGCGACGTGGTCGTTGCAGAGCAGGGAGTAGGCGCTGCTGGCTCGGTCGCCGTTCGCCGCGGGGCGGAGCCATTCCTCCCGGCCGTCGCCGTGCTTGCCCTGATAGGTGAACCCTGCCGGTTCGAGGATGTCCCCGAATCGCTGCATGTCGGCGAGGACATCGAGGGGCCCATCGCCGCTCGGCGGTCGCTGCCCGGACGGCCGGGCTTGACGCTGCGCCGGAACGGGGGTGCCGGTCCGTACTGCCTTCCGCTCGCGCTTCTCCCGCGTGGCCTGTTCCATCAGTTCGCGGGCGGCGGGCGCGAGACGGTCCACGACCTCGTACAGCTCGTCGATGGTGTAGACGGTGCCGTTTCCCGGGCCGATGGCTGTGGGCCGCGCGAGTCCCTCCTTGCCGTTGACGGTGCCGATGAGCTTCATCAACCGATCGAGGTTGCCCACCTCGCTGTCCCACGACCAGCCGCACCGGTACGCGGAGGCCGCCAGGATGGTCTGCCATCCGGTGGTGAGCTCTTTGACGCGGGCGCGATCTTCCTCGTCCTTGATGACGTGCCGTTCGGCGAGGACCCAGCTCGGGTTGTAGCCGCCGCCCGACTCGCTCCAGCCGGTCGGGTCCGGCAGTCCTGATTCGGTGACGACCTTTACGACGGCCTCCGCGTCGGGCGGCGCGGGCAGATCGTCGGGTCCGGGCTTATGCCCGATGGTGCCGTAGTCGCCGTCGGCCCACAGGTAGGTGAGGCAGTGGGCGAGGTCTTCGCCGCCGCGGCCTTCTGGGGGGTGCTCGCGGAGCGTGGTGGTCTGGACATAGATGCCCTTGGGCTTGCGGCGGCTGAGCTCCATCGCGTACTGGACGGCGCCGCCGAGGCCGGCGGGGTCTGTGGTGAAGCGGCGGCCAGCCCACCCGTCGGCGTCGGAGCACACGCTGAGCAGCCCCGGCGCCTCGGGGTACAGGGTCCCGAGCCAGGTCAGCATGACGTCCGGGTCGGCGGTCACCAGCTGTCCGTCGGTCACCGGTCACGCTCCTTGTTCTTGTCCGTCACGTTCCTGGCGACCTCATCCACGATCTGTACTGCGGCGTTGATCCAGCGGCGTCCGGCTGCGCGCACGGATGCGGCGGACACTTGCTCCTCCAGGGCGGCCCGCAGGGCGCCAAGGGTGATGTGGAAGCGGGCGCGTTCGGCGCTTGCGCGCCGGTCGGGGGACGCGTCGTCCGCTTCGTCGTTCGGATTCACGGGTGCTCTTCTCTAGCGCGGGCCCGATGGGTGGTGTGGGGGTGTGCGGCGCCGCCCGTCGACGGCGCCGCACCGAGTGGGGTTAGCCGCTGGTGAGCTGAGCGACGGCGGCGATGACGTGTGCCTGGTGCCGGTCGCAGGCCGGGAAGTCGTACCGCACGGTGGGACTGGCGAAGACACGCAGGATGGCGTCGGCATTGGCCGGGCAACCGGGGCAGCGGTAGCCACGCCGGTTGTGCGGCGAGCCAGGGCCGTCGGGGCAGTCACACCAGGTGCAGGTCTCGCCGTTCGGCGGGTCGAGGACGATCGGGATGGTGTTCCCGTCCGTGGCGATATCCCGCGCGAACGCGAGGGCCTGGTCGCTGAGGAACGTGTCCTGCGGGGTACGCGGGCGCGTGGTCATCGGCCCTCACCCCGGAGGAGCTGGAGGCCGCGGCCGAGGCGAGTCTTGCGGCGCGCCTCTTCCCTCGTTACGTCGGTGCGGAAGGGGGCACTGTCGCCGTGGATGTCCCGCATGGAGTGGGTCCAGTCGTCGATGGTGTTGTCGACGAACTTCTTGCCGCAGGGCGAGCAGGCCAGGAGCCACGGCAGCCGACCTCGGGAGATCAGCCAGTCTCCGGCGTGGGACCAGCGCTGCCCGCCGGCGTCGGGCTTGGCCTCGGGGTCGGGCATGGTCATGAAGAACCCGAGGTCGACGTAGTCCCGCATGTAGTACCAGCCGAGGCGGCCGTCGCCGCGTTCCTCGTCTTCCCGACGCTGGTCGGCCAGGGCGTGACTGTGCTGCAACTCGGCCCACGTGTGGGCCTTGTACAGCGGCCAGTCGAGCGGGGCGGCGATCTCCGACAGCAGCAGGTACTCGGTGTCGGCGCTGCGGAAGTGGACGGGCGCCTCGCCGAAGCTGGCCAGGTCGATGACCGTCCCCGTGACCAGGGTCAGTGGGGTGTTGCGGTGGAAGCGGGCGAGCAGGCCGGCGGCGTGCGGTCCCTGGTCCTCGGGCCCCGCGTCGAGCAGGTAGGCGTCGTGGCCTTCGGCGACGCGCATGGCGAACTGGTCGTAGACGTTCATGCTGCGGTCTCCGTCCTGGCGCTGCGGCAGCCCCAGATGGCGAGCCGGATGGCGACTCGCTGCTCGATCGTGAGAGGCGGGGCGGCGTCGGCGTGCTTCTTGACCAGGGCCCAGTAGGCGGCTCCGCCGGGCCGGGCCGGGCGGCCGGGGAACGTGTCCCCGGCCGTCGGCGCCGTGGTGTCGGCGGTCATGCGGTCGGCTCGGGCAGGTGGCCGCGCAGGGCGCGGAGTCCGTCGAGGAACGCCTGCAGGTCGTTGATGAAGGTGTCGGTCTCGGGTCCGTCGAGGGCGACTTCCTCCACGAGGCAGCCGACCTTCACCCACATGTGCGGGACGCCGTAGGTGGTGTCGACGTACAGCTGGGCGGTGAGCGCGTGGGCGTCGGCGGGTTCGGCGCCGGTGTCCGGGTTGGGTACGGCCAGCTGCTCGCCGTGGTACTCGGTCTCGCCGGGGACGCCGGGCGTGGGGTTGCTGGTCTCGGCCCAGGTGTAGGGGCCGGCCTCGTTGGTGGCGCTCATGCGCGGGCCTCCGCTCGCGGCCAGGTGCGGGCGAGCGCGTCGGCGTGGTCGCCGTCGTGGTGGGCGTCGAGGGCGCAGTGGAGCATGTCGAGGTCGTCGTCGGAGTCGAGGCGGCCGGGCCGGTGGTCGCCGCAGGTGACGTTGAACACGACGGTCACGGGCGGGACCTTCGCCTGCTGGGCTCTGTCGGCTTCGACGGCGTCGACCCAGGGCTTGAGCGACTCGTGGCGGGCGACGCGCTGCGCGACATCGTCGAAGCAGGCGAGGGCTTCGTGCAGGTCGGGGAACTCCTCGGTCACAGCCAGCGTGATTTCGAAGATGGAGCCGCGCTGGAGCAGCAGCTCGGCGTCGGCGATGGTCTCGGCGTCGGCGCCGGAGTTCTTGACGGCGGCGAGGATGGTGTGGATGAGGACGGCCGTGGGGGACCGATCCTCGGTGGTGCGGATGCCAGGCGCAGGGGTGGGGTGCGCGTGCAGGTCCTGGTCGGTCGACGACTCGAATGCCGTCAGGGCATGATTGAGCACGAGGATCCTTTCGCGGCGGCGCTCGGGTGGCCTGGCAGCTGGCCCGAACGTCGCCGTCTTCAGTTAGCGCTGGTGAGAGGTGATTCGATAGACGGCGTCGAGGCGGCCTGGCAGCTTCCCTCGGCGCCGTCGCTGTCTCCGCTGGAGACGCGAGCTGCGGTACGCAGTGAGTCGATGAGTCGTCCGTATGCGAGGGCCTGGCGTCCTCGCGGTGTACGGGCTCCCCGTTCCCACCGCCAAACGGTGGACTGGTCGACCCCGCAAGCTCGGGCGACCTCCCCAATGGACAGGTGTGCCGCCTCCCGTAGTCGCTGCGCTTCGCCGCTTGTCACGGCAGCACGCACCTGTGAGAGGCGCAACAGATGTGCTGTTTGAGCCATGAGGAGATACTAGCCGAAGTCTTGCCATCGCGGAAGCTTTGCCACTAGTAAGTCCCAATGCCGGTGTGGCAAGGACTTACTAGGGGTTGGTTGCATGGGGGGCGTTGCGGTGGGTTGGCGGTGCGTTGCAGTGATTTGGTGTTCCTTTGTAGTGTCGATCGTGGGTCGATCCGTTCTTGTGCGTTCTCATCGAGCCCTCTTAGGGGTGCACTCGTCGCCTGAGCTGGTGCTTCATGCGTTGACCGCTAGGCGGCCGGCGCGCCGTTCCGGGATCTAGGTCGAGCGCCGAGGCCGCTGGCGTGGCAAGTCAGTGGGTGGCGTGAGGCTAGGGCGTTCCTTGCCGCTGACTGCTCGTCATGCAACCACAGGCAAGACCGAGCAAGATTGAGCAAGATTGAGTCGTACCGAAGAGTCCGACCATCGACAGACTCCTGCAGGAACTTGCTAGATCCTGCTAAATGCCAAAACGGACATGGCTAGGCGATTACCAAGCCTAGCCTTGCCACATCCTTGCCGATCGGGCATCGTGGGGTTCATGAGTGAGACAGTCAGGTTGCCATCGGACTGGGAGACCCTTGTTCTCTCAGGGGACTGGAACCCAGAAGACCCAACCGCACAGGTGCGCACTGTTACCACGCCTACGGCGCTTCTCCCCGAGTCCTTCTTCATGGCGATCCAGACGCCGGCGATGGCCACTGAAGCCGAGCCGCCCTTCATCTTCGTCAACTTCTGGGTGACGGAGTCCGAAGGAATCCAGCTCTCCAGCGTTACTGGCGGCGGCGCGAACTGGATCAAGTACCTAAGCGAGGTGGTGGCTAGGTTCCCTCCGACGCAGTGGGCGGGACACGCCCGGCGGCTGGCAATCGAGTTTGTATCGGAGCCAGAATCGCGGCCGACAGCGGAAGCCACCGAGGTAGAGAAAGTCGCGAGGCAGAAGCCGGTAATGGTGGCGGTCGGACCAGACCGCACACGCAACCTTGCCGATGCGGGAGCCCAGCACCGTCGCAAGATCACGCCAGAACATCTCCAGCAGGTGGCCGCGATCTACACCAAGGCGCAGGATGCCGCTGAGCCACCGACGCGGACGGTATCGGACCACTTCGGGGTTTCTCATTCGACCGCTGCGAAGTGGGTCGGCGCGGCTCGGAAGGCCGCGCTCCTGCCGCCAGTTAAGGTCGCGAACGACTGAGGTCCCGGAAGGACTCCCGCGCAGCACAAAGGCCGCCCCCGTCACTGGAATTGACGGGGGCGGCCTGCTTGTGTCCGGGCGCTCGCCACAAGCGCCGTCGCACTGTCCGGGTCCGAGTAGCCAAGCTCTGGATGGGGACGGTTCATTGTCTCAGGCCCCACCGACACCCGGGGTGGTTTGCGAGGGTCAGTCCGACCCTTGCAACTGCGGCTCCCGCAGCCAGTCGAAGTCGATGGTGGACAGGTCGGTGCGTGTCCCGTCGGGCATGCGCCCGCGCCGGCCGGGGCGGATCACCACCGTCACAGCGGCTCGCAGGACACCGCGGCGCTGGTCCAGGTCCATGCCCTTCCACACCGCCCACGGATCGTCGGCGCCCACCAGGTCCACCAGCGGGTCCTTCATCGCGGCGGCGGCCAGCTGGCCCAGCGCCGTCTCCATCTGGCCGGTGGCCACCCGGCTGCCCTCGGCGAGCTGGGAAGCGTCGATCGTGCCCGCGCCGAACATGCCCGACAGGTCCGTGAGCCGCTGCCGCAGCAGCACCACGTTCGTCTGCAGCAGCGCCACATCCATGCCCGACGGGGCGGGCAGCAGCAGATCGGCGGCATCCTTGCGGGCCAGGCGCTCCAGGATCACGTCGCGGACGAAGTCGTCCAGGACGTCCGCGCGGCGGGTGACCTTGCCCATGCGGCACCGGTACGCGGGCTGGTGCCCGACGTTCCCCGACTTCGACACGCGCATCGTCACGTTCCCGCACAGGCAGTCGGGGTTCCCGCACAGGAACAGCCCGGACCCGAGCCACTTCGGCTGGTTGCCGGGCGTCGTCCGGCGGGCGGGGTCCTTCAGGACGGCTACGACGGCCCGCCACGTCGGCTCGGGGACGATGTCCGCCCACTTGCCCGCGGCGATCTCCTGGCCCCGGTAGACGGCGATCCCGGCGTTCCTGGGGCGCAGCAGCATGTCCCGCAGGTCGATGGACGTCCAGGGGTTGCCGCGGGTGGTGGTGACGTCCGCGTCGTTGAGGCGCTTGACGAGGGACCGCAGGGACGTGCCGGTGAGGATGGCCTCGCTGCATTCGAGGACGTGCCGCGCCTCGTCGGGGACGAGCTGGTTGTAGTCGAGCAGCGGGATCTCGTAGTCCTCGCCGGTCTCCTTGTCCGTCAGGGTCCGGGTCTCGCCGGTCGGGGCGCCCCAGCCGAAGGGGCGGATGCCGCCGGACCACTGGCCGTTCTGCGCGGCCTGCAGCCGGGCCCGGCGGACGCGGTCGCCCTTGTGCTCTGACTCCTGGCGGGCGACCGCGCCGAGGATGCGGGCGGTCATCCGACCCGAGGAGGTGGACAGATCCACGAGCCCGGCCTGGCAGGTATGGGTGGCTACGCCGCGCCGCTCGGACAGCGAGATGTAGTCCTCCAGCTCCGTGGGGCGGCGGTGGAGCCGGTCGGTGTGCCACGCGATGACGACGGTGGCCTTGCCCGTGTCGAGGTCGGCAAGCATCCGCTGGTAGCCGGGGCGCCTCTTTCCCGAGTACGCCGAGATGTCATTGTCCTCATAGACCTCGACCACCTTGAAGCCCATGCGCTTGGCCAGTGCCTCGCAGTCCTCGAGCTGCCGGGTCACGCCGAGGCCGGCGCCGGTGCGGTCCTGGCTGATGCGCAGATAAATCACGGCGCGAATGGGCACGATGGGCCCCAGCGGAGTCGACGTCATGCGCTCAGGATGCCAGCTAGATGTGTCCCAGTCCCGGCTTCGTGAACCCGAAAGATGGGTTGAGACACATCAAGATGAGGGTGACCGTAGGTGACCGACGAAAAATGGCCGAGAAGGGTGGGCACCAGTGCCCACCCCCGGCGGTGACCTGCGTTTTTCCCGGTAGCAGGAAGAATCACTGCCGACATTGAGTCGGTCTGTCGCGCGAGTGTCCACAGACCTCCAGGGCGAAGGTCTGTCCCCGGACATGGGTCGGCCCCCACCGCCGGGCTTGGATGCGGTGGGGGCCTTGCCGCCCTCGGGGGATGGGCGGCCGTTGGTTACCGCCCGCGCGCCGTCAAGGGGGTGCTGCGGCGCGCGGGCGGCGTTTCTGGTGCCGGTTGTTCAGGCGGGCACTGCTCGGGGTCCTCGTGGAAGATCAGGCGTATGTCCGCAGTGGACTGACGGGCGATCCAGCGGACGATGCCGTTCTCGGCGTGCTGGCCGCATGCCGCGCAGGGCCCGGAGTCGCGTTGGGGCTCGGCGTCCCACATCGGGCTCATGAGGGCATCGGTCCCATGCAGCGCGGGCACTCGCACGGTGGGAACACACTGCTCTGCATCGGCCCGCTGGCGGGCGGGAGACTCCGCGTGACGGCCGGCGTTCGTTCCAGCGTCTGGCGGTCGACCTGGTAGACGCGGACTGTCAGCCCCGGACTCGGTTCGCTGCTGTCTGTGGTCACCGTTTCAACATGGCCCGATACGGTGCGTTGCGCGGCGTCGCTGTAGGCGTCAAACCGGCGACATGATGGGCGTCATTTCGGTGTCACTCCGGACGCTGCAGGGCTACCGTGATCTGTATGAGCACACCGAACGCCACGCTCCGGGCCGTCCGTATGGGCATGCTCATGAGCCAGGACGACTTCGCCCGCGCCATCCGCGACGCCGGTACCCGTGTCGGCCAGCCCAACGACGCCAACAAGCGGCTCGTGCAGCGCTGGGAGTCCGGAACCACCACCGCACCCCGTCCCGTCTATGCCCGCGCCCTGGAGACCGTCACGGGGCTGCCCATCGAATCCCTTGGCTTCACCATCCCAGTGCCGCAGGCCCGTGTCGCCGACGACGGCCGCGGCGGCCACGACATGGAATCCTCCCCCGCCGCCGTCACCTCTGCCAGCCCGACACCGCAGCCCGAACCGCTGGGCGCGCGGGGCAACTACTCCGGGGTGTGGCTGTCCCGGTACGAGTACTTCTCCAGCGGCCGGGACGCCTCCTACATCGGGCTCCACTACGTGGTGGTCCTGCAGCACGGCAACCGGCTGACGGTCCGTTCCCTGCCCGGGTCGTCGGACTCGCCGCTGACCATAGACCTGGAGATAGACGGGCACGTCGCCACCGGCACCTGGACCGAGCAGACCGCGACCGGCGGCTACTACCGGGGCGCCCGGTACCACGGCGCGATTCAGCTCCTGGTGGAGCCGACAGGGCGCCGCATGTCCGGCAAGTGGGTTGGCTTCGGCAAGGAGTTCGACGTGAACACCGGCCCGTGGGAACTCGTCTTCCAGGACGCCTCAACGAACCGGGCGACCCTCGACAAGTACAACCACAAGCCCGAGGCCTGACTCCGGATACGACGAAGCGCCCCATCACTCCGGCACATGCCGAGGTGATGGGGCGCTGTCGTGTGGGGGGATCAGGCGGACGGTGGGCCCATGTTGGCCACGAAGAAGAAGCCGTCATAGTCGCCGCCGAAGTAGAGCTTCTGGTTCACGCCGTCGGCCGGGCCCTTGTACGAGAGCACGATGGTGGCGTTGCCGGAGCCGTCGACCTCGCCGGCCTGGACGATGAACTGGCGCATGCCCGCGATGCCGGTGAACGCGCTCTGTGGGTACATCGGCGCGTAGCCCTCGGTCCGCGGTGTCGAGGTGCCGGAGCTGGCGTAGCGGGAGACGCCGCCGGCGGCGAGCCTGATGCCGGGGTCGAGGTAGACGACGCCGCCGGTTCGCAGGAATGACGGGCTCCACCAGATGCGGTCGCCGACGGCCGCCGGGATCGAGCTGCCGATCTCGGTGCCGCCGAAGGTGACGATCGTCCAGGATGCCGCGGCGGCGAGGACGACGATGCCCTGGTTGATCCTGCCGTCGTTGCTGACGATGGTCGAGCCACCGCCGCCGGAGGGCATCTGCCAGGTCGCCGTCGTCGCGGACGTGGCGGTAGGAACCTTGCCTGTCGCCGGCGTCCCGGAGACGACGACGTTGCCGATGTAGCTGGGGTCCTTCAGGACGGTGTACGTGCCGGCCACCGGGTCGGGCACGACCACGTCCGCCAGGACGACGGAGGCCGTCGCCTTGGGCAGGGTGACGTAGCGGATCCAGTCGGGTCCATTGGTCAGCATCGCCGTGACCGTGTACGTCCATCCGGTGGGGCTCATCCCGGTGGCGTCGGTGGCGACGAGCTGCACGGAGAAGGCGCCGTCGACCAGCGGCACCTCGACGGCGCCGCCGAGCGTCACATCCTGGGCGCCGATGACCGCCAGGTCCGGGGCGGTGAAGATGAGCTTGCCCTGCATCCACGCCCCGTTGGGCAGCACCAGCGGCTGCCCGGAGGACACGGTGACCTTCTCGACGCTGGAGAACGGCATCAGAGCCTCCTGTAGGTACCTGTTGCGGCGAGTGCGGCCAGGCCGAGGCCGCCCTCGGTGGGGGTTGGGCTGGGGGTGTCGTCGCGGTGGCAGGCCAGATAGTCGGGCTGGTCCGGCATGGGCTGCAGCGAATAGCCGTCAGGGCAACTCGGCCCGGCCGGACCACGGTCGCCGGTGTCGCCCTTCTCGCCCTGCGGCCCGGGGACGGTCGAGTCGGCACCCGGTTCGCCCTGCACCCCTTGCGGGCCCGGGACGGTGGAGTCCGCGCCGGGCTGGCCTGATGCGCCGGACGGTCCGGGCGACGGGGTGATGGTGGGCGCGTCCTTGCCCGCGGGTCCTGCGGGCCCGGCTGGCCCGGGGATGGGCACGGGGACTTCCGCGCGGTCGTTGAGGTTCTCGACGGCCTTCGTCGGGTCGGGCGCCACGGGTGTCTTACCGGCGGCCTTCACCTGCTGCCGTAGCGCCCGCACGTCCCCGGCCAGCGTGCTCACGGCCGTGCCGCGCAGGTCGGCCTCGGTCGCGAGCGAGTTGGCTTTGCGGTCCGCGCCGTCGATGCGCGCCCACGCGAACATCACCAGACCGGTCAGGCCCAGGAGCCAGCACACGAGGGCGTAGCGCCGCCAGCGGAACGCGAGGAAGCGCTCGGCGGAGGTCACGGCAACGTTCCTCCCGGTTGGATGATGTGGGCGCGAAGCCTGGCGATCTCGACCTGGTCCGCCGCACGGGCGGAGCGCTCCGCCGCCAGCTCGGTGTGCGCGGTGATCAGCTTGTCCTGCAGGTCGGTGACCTTGCGGTCGAGCCGGTCGCGTTCCTCTTGCAGGTCGCCGGTGAGCGTCGAGTAGCCGTTAATGGCGTTCTCGCCCCGCTTCCCCACGTAGGTGAACAGGACGCCGCCGGCCCCGGCCGCGAAGGTGAGGACAACTCCGAGGGTCGCGGCGTCCAACGTGGTTCCTTACTCGACGCGAGGGCTGTGCTTGGCCTGCCAGCCTGCGAGGAACGTCACCAGCGCCGGAACGACGGAGATGACGAGGGCCTGCAGCCATGCGGGCAGGGGGTTGAGCAGGCTGCTGTCGGCGACCACCGAGTTGAGGACGGCGAGCAGCAGGGCTACGACGAAGGTGGCCGCGGTCGCGGACTTCACCTTCTGCTCGATGGGTGCGTTGGCCATGGGGAGATCCGTTTCTGCGGAGAGGGGTCAGGCGGTGGGGGTGCCGACGGTGACGTCGACCTTGACGACGGCGGCGGCGATGGCCTGCTGGACGGCGGTCACGACGGCCGCAGTGTCGACGCCCGAGCCGATGAGCCCGGCCAGTGCGGTGATGGCGGCGGTCTGCGCGGCCTCGTTCGTCTTGATGGCGAGGGTGTCGCCGTGGATGTGTGCCAGGTAGTACCCGGCGCTGTGCTTGACGGGGTTGCCGCTGGCGTCCTTCTCGGTCAGCGAGCCGATGGTGGTCACCGCGGCGTGGACGGCGGTGAGTTGGGCGGCCTGCGCGGGGGTGAGTGCCATGTCTTCTCCAGGTGTCCACTGGCCGTAGTCGTCGGCCAAGGCGGTGTTGAGGTCGCAGGACACGCCGCCGATGGTGGCCTGTGCGCCCTGCCGGATGACGGCCCGCGTGTCCCACTTGCCGCCGGACCAGGCGATGGTCTGCCACGCCCACGTCGCCTTGCCGGCGTCGAGGGTCCGCTTGACGGGGTAGTAGCCGCCGTAGATCCCGACCCGGTCCAGACCGAGCACGGATGCGGCGCCGTCGAAGTACGCGCTGATCGCGGTCTGCTGGGCTGCGGTGGCGTCGAAGTCGACGGCGAAGTAGATCGGCCGGGAGTCCGGCATGCCGCACGCCGCTGCCTGAGCCGCTGCCGTCTTGGCGTCGGCGGCGCCAGCTGTCTTGCCGTCCAGGGTGCGCTTGGCGGTGGTCTCCCACACGACGACGCTGGCAATGCCCGCAGCAGCCAGGGCCTCCGCCTCGGCCGCTGAGAGGCTCTTGCTCGTATCGGTGGACAGATACCGGCAGGCGAACTGCTTGCCTGCGGCCCTCAGGGATGCGGGGCTCGGGTGCGACCAGGCGTAGTCGACGCCGGGGATGCTGGTCAACGGATGCTCCCTAGGTCTGATCGAGCAGGTCGGAGCCGACGATGATGCGGATCACGGCCTGCATCTGCCGGGTCAGCGCCGGGACTTGCGCGATGTGGTCGGCGTTCGTCGCAGTCCCGCCGGTCACCTTGGCGAGGTAGGCCGCATTGTTGGTGAACGCGGCACGGGCCGCCGCGAGGAGCGCCGCCCGGTTCGCCTGCCGGGCGCTGTCGGTCGCCGCTCCGGCCAGCCACGCGATCTCGGTATCGGTGAACGGTCTCTGCTCGACAACCGCCCCGTACAGGTAGCGGGTGTAGACGCCGGCGTCCGTATCCCACTGCTGCGTGCTGATCGCGTCTCCCGCGGTGATGACCGGCACGTCAGGCCTTGTAGGTGATGACGATGACGACGCCGTCGCCGCCCGCCGCGCCGGCAACGGCCGACTGGCTAGGACCGTTG